TTACTCTTGGTATAAATGTTAAAGTTTGTGCTGTAGCTTGTTTTCTTAAAATTATCATAAACTATTTTTATATATTAATAATTTATATTCAAAATTGTTTTAAAACAAAAAAGGATGCTAAATAAATAGCACCCTCTTTAAAAAAAACAAACAATAATATTATGCTACAGTTCCTTCAACAATAGAAGCTAATATTCCTGTAGTTAACGGTCCTGTCACGAAGTTTGCAGGTACAGGTTCCATTCCTTGGAATTCCATAGAATAACCTGTTTTGTCAGCCATTGCAGCACCTGAAGAAATAGTTGCAGTAACTAAATCCATTCCTTTTGTTAAACCTGCCATAAAGAAGTTACCATTGTTATCTTCTACTATGATTTGTGGTCTACCGTAAGCTAATAATTTCAATTGCTTGTGGTCAGCAATAGTCAATTTATTAATGCTTAAAGTTAGTTTTTGGTCTACAAATGTAGTTCCATTTTCTCTTGATGAAGTAACAGTTTGTTCAAATGTTGAAGTCCCTTTTAATTCATATTTGTATCCAATAGGAGTACCACCTAAAGCAGTGATTACATCCTCTTGTCCTGCAGTTGCAGAATAAGTTACCGTTGTAGCATCACCCCAATTAATGAAGTATGCAGCTCTTAATCCACCGATTGAATTTTTACATTGTTCGGCTCTTCCTAATGATATATCGCAAGGCATAGTTTTATTTTTTAAAAGTTAATAAAAAAGGGAAGGCATTTTACCTCCCCTTATTTAAATAAACTAAATTAGTATTAGTTAGCAGCGTTTGTGATTCCGTAAGTCACGATGTCTTCTACAATAGCGTATTGAACACCTGCAGTAAATCTCATAATTACTCTTACATTTTGTGAACCATCAATATCAGCCATATCAATAACTTTTACTTCATTTTGATCAGACAATAAACCTGTTCCAAAGAATAAGTTAGATTTTTCAGCAGCAATAGCAATGTTATTTGCTAATCCGTTTGCAACAAAGATTTTAACACCATCAAAAGAAAGTGAACCATTGTTGTACCATTGTGTACCTTGTGCATTAGAACCATTAGCTCCTAAACCTGAAGCACCAAAACCACCTAAAGCACGAACATAAGCACGAGCAATATTTTGTGAAACATAGATATATAAATCTTCTTTTCCGTAAAGTTTAGCAGGGATAGCATCAACGATTTTTCCAAGCTCAGCAATTACGTTAGCAGCAGTTACAGTAGTTCCTGCAACCTCTTGTGCAGAAGGTAAACCTGCATCAGCAGTTAATAAAGCAGTAAATCCATTGAATTCACCTGCATTAGCTGTAGCACCTCTCCAAATGTTTTGTTCAGTTTTTTCAGCAACTTTTGCAGCAACGTGAGAAATCAAGAAATCAGCGAAAGATGTAGGTAAAGAATCAAAAGAAGAATACCCCATCTCGATCGATTGCCACGTAGAATGGAAGTCTTTCTTACAAAGTTGTAGATTTACTTGGAATTCCTCAGCCAATAAAACTTTCTCAGTTAAAGTAACTGTAGAAGTAGCGTCAAAATCACAAGTTGCATCTTTAACGATTGCATCAGTAGCAATTTTTTGAATAACAGATTTGAATTTAACGTTTGGCATTACTTCAATTCCACCATTTGCAATAGTAGAACCTGATAATAATGCAGCAGAAAGATATTTTCCTGCAAACTCACCTGCATAGGTGGTAGTAATTGATGTCGTAGTCGCCATAATTTATTAATTAAAAAGTTTTGCCATAACTCTATCTTGTATAGTCATTTGGCGGTTAGTTGAAAATTTATTTAGTTTTACTTCGTTTTTAACTTCAGGTGAATGTGTTAATGGTTCAACAATAACATCTGAACTTAATTCTTCTTTAACAACTTCTTTTACTGATTTTAATTCAGCAATTTCAGTTCTTAATTTTTCAATTTCAGCAAAGAACATTTCTTTAGAAACTGATTCTACAATTCTTTTTGGAGTAGCTACTTCAGCTTGTGCTTCAACAACAACTTCTACTTCAGCTTCAGGTTCTTCAGCTTCAGGCATTTCTACCATAGCTTCTTTAATTTCAGCAATAACACCTTCAACAGATACTACTAAAACCATACCATCTTCTAATTCGTATTCCCCAACAGGTACAGGAATTTTTTCCTCACCATTAACAATAAAAACAGCATTATCCATTTCAAAAGCATCAGCTTCTAAAACAGTAACGCCATCCATTAGTTTCATTTGAGCAAGATTTACTTCCATACCCAAAAGAGTTTTAATTTCGTTAATTACATTCATATTTATAAGTATTTATTAGTTAAATTATTATTATTTAATTTTGTTATAAATTAGCCATTGTTTGTGACAATAGTTCTTGGTGCGTTTACGTTTGTAATTGTGCTTGATTGTTGCCCAACAGTAGCTCCTACACCTTGTTCTTGTAATTCACCTTGACAACATTCTGAACTATATTTTCCATCTTTACAAAGACACCCTCTTTTACCACCTTTTGGCGAACTTGTTTTATTACCCATAATTTTATTTATTAATTTATTAAACATTACTCTTTTCTTATTTGTTTTAATTTTCTACTTGCCCATTCAACACCTGCATCGCCACCCCAAGCTAACCACATTAAACGCCCACAGCCTTCGCCTAATGGTCTATCTGAATTTTGCCTTTGCCTTTCAAAAGAAGCCATCCTTGAAATAGTATCTTCGCTTATTGGTTCTCTATTTGCTAATTGATTCGCCCTTGCTTTACCAACAGGAGTTCCACAACTACCCCAACCGTTTTCTTCTGCCCAACGTAAAGCTATTTTAGCATTTTCAGTAGCTTGTTTAGGGTAGTCTGTATAAGATTCTAAATTAGTCTTTTTTTTTTCGTTATTTAAAATAATATCTTTTATTTTATTTAACAACTCTAATTCTTTTTCTTTTTGTAAACTCATTTCTAATTTGTCGCTAAAATATCCTTCAATACTAAAACCTTTAACTTTACCTGTTTTTACAAAGTCATTCCAAATAGCATCGTTGTTTACTTTCATAGAAACCATCCAAGAACCTACAGGTGCATCTAAACCATATTTTTTAGATTTATCCATATCGGTATCTTCTACTATCCAAGATTCTACAATACTTAAATCTTTTAATTCTTTTTCGTGTTCTAATGTAGCGTTGTTTTGATTTGAATTCATTAAAAACAATTCACTTGCTTTGCGTACTGTTTCAGGTGAAAAGAAAATGTAATATTCATCTTCACCATTTCTTCTATAAATCTGCTTATTAGGAATTAAAGCAGCACCCATTAAGATACGTTTTTCATCATCAACTTTAGCAAGTGCTAATTGTTTGTTTAATGAAATAAAATTAGATTCTATTGCAGGAAATTCTACTATTGAAACTGCATCAACTCCTGAAAGTTGCTCGTTTTCGTCTATTATTAGTTCTATTATCTTCATATTATTAAAATAAATTAAATTTTGTTTTGTTTTAATTACTATAAACTTGCACCTTTAATGATATTTCTATCTAATGCTTGTGCAGTTGTTACATCATTTGATACTACATAAGCTTGTACAGGGGTGTTTTGTTGATTGCCAATAGTTTGTGCTAATTGATTTGTAGAACTTGCACCTACTACATTAAAATTAGGTGGCATAGTTACACTTCCACCACCACCACCACTACTTGCACCTGCACCTGCACTTGGAGCACCACCACCACCTAAAGCAGATAAAGCTTTTGAAGTAGCTGCTATATTTGATGCAATTCCAATACCTGCACTAACTCTATTTAATACTTTTTTAGTAGCTAAATACCCAACTCCAAACGGACCCATTAATGCTGCTGCTGCTGTATCGGCTGCATCGGCTGCTTGTGTTCCAATTATAATTCTTGCAATACCTACAGCACTTTCACCTATAATTAAACCTTTTTGTATAGCTTCATTTCCTGCAAATAAAGTTTTTAATACACCTAAACCACCTTCTATATTTGATAATGTAGCTTCTTGAATTGCTTTCTTACCATCTGCTACTGCTTTTTCTTGTGCTAATAATTTATCTGCAAGTTCTTTTGCATCGGCTATTTTTTTATCAGATACTATCTTTTCTGCTTCTGCTTTTTTATCATCATCTGATTTTTTTATTATAGCAAGATTATCTAAATGTTTTTTATTAAGTTCTTCAGTTGATAAATTATTTGCATCTAAAATTGCTTTTTTAGCAAGATATTCTCTATTTTCTTTTTCTGCAGGAGTTTCTTTTGCTTTATTTAATTCATCTAAAATAGCAGCAGCATCTTTTGCAGATTGCATATCTTTAGATAATTTTTCTTCTTTAATTTTCTTTAATTCATCCGCTTCTTTTTTAGCTGCTTCGGCTGCTGCTTCTTTTGCCTTATTAGCTGCCTCCCTATTTTTATCTGCAATTTCTTTATTGCTATTTGTTTGTGATTGTCTAATTTCTACCTGATGCTTATTTTGAATAGAAGTCCTTTCATCATAAGCTTTTTGTAAATTCTCATTTTGCTTGTTAACTTGTTTAACTGAATCGTTTGTTATTTCAGTTTGTTTTTTAATTAATTCAGCATCAGCTCCTGCTGCCTGTAAAGAAGCAAGTTTATTTTTATTCTTTTCGTAAGTGTTAAACGCTATTGCTCTTGCTGATTTCTCATAAGCTATTTTTTCATCTATTAATTTTAATTCCAATGCACGAATAGCAGAAGCACTCATTCCTGATGCTTTTGCCATAGCTAATTCTTGGCTTTGTTTTGTTTGTAATGCTGATGAATTTTTATTTAAAGTTGTAGCTTGATTTTCTAATGCTTTTTTATTATCGTTAACTGCCTTTGTATTAGCAGCTGTTTCAGCAGCACTTGATTTAAAATAATTAGTTAAGGCAACTCCTGCTGCAATTAAAGCAGCTATACCTGCAACAAGAAGCCCAATAGGGTTTGCTGCCATAGCAGTATTCCACAACCATTGACCCGCAGTAATGGCTTTTTGTACTACAGAATAACTTTTAACTACAGCTCCTAATTGTTTAAACGAATCAACACTTTCACCTATAGCTTGTAAACCCGAAGCTAAAGCCATAGCAGATTGAACTTTTAATAATTGTTCTTCAACTGCTTTGCTACTTGTACCAAAAGCACCCATAGCACCCGTAACAACAGAAAAACCACCTGCAACACCATTTAACGAACCACTTAATGATTTAAATTTTGCATCAGGGTTAAACGCATCGGTTAAAGATTTTGCATCACCTATTCTATCTTTTAAAATAGCAGCTTGTTTAGCAGCCTCTACTGCTTCTTTAGATGTTGCACCGAATTTATCAGATAAAGTATTAACTTCATTTTGTGCTTCACGTAATTGTGCTTTTAATGATTTTACTGCAGTTTCAGTTGCATTAATATTATCATTAATTTGAAGATTAATTACCTTATTTTCCATTGTCTTTTTATTTTTTCAAAACCTTGTTGCCAAGTAGTTACTAATTTATATTTTCCTTTTGCTATTTCTATTATCTCACTTTGCCCATAATG